CCTCAATCGCGGCCTCCACGACCGCCATGTCGTGCCATTCGCCCGGCATCCGGCGCAGATAGCCCTGCTCCACCCACTGCCCGAGCGGACATTTGGACCGTTTCGCGTCCCGTTCGATGTCGATTCCCGCCCAATATGACACGTTCCGCGCCCGGATCCGGTCGCCGTCCACGACCATCAGGCATAGCGAGGTCAGGTCCAACTGGCTGCCGTAGCCGCCGCGGGAAAGGTCGATCCCGATCACGCCAGGCGTGCCGCGCAACCGGTTCCAATCCGATTTCTCCATCTGCCGCTCGAGCACCGACAGGTCGATGTCCGTGGTGGCGATCTCGTGGTACCGGCACGCGAGCTGCGTCTCGAACTCGGCAATCTGCACCGGGTCGCCGCTCTCCAACATCGTCCGGGCGGCCAGTTCCAACTGCACCGGGTCCACGATTACGCCCAAACCGGGGTGCGCCTTGCCCCATACCTTCGAGTCACCCGCTTGATCGTCGGCCTCGAGGCCGTACAGCATGGGCCACCACCCCGCCGGATAGGGGTCGCCCGAGGCGATTGCCTTCTCGCACGCATCCCAGTAGCCCCAAATGGGGCGGGTTTTCTGCTCGGGATCCGGCGTACTGGCAAGGATCGCCTGGGAAGTCGGGAACTTCGCGAGGCCCGTCAGGAGCCGACCGAACGCCCGTTCCATGCGTGCGACCTCGTCCCCGGCGATCAGGCGGGTCGTAAGGCCGTCCAGAGCCTTGTCGGTGCAAGGGAGGCTGATGTACCGGTTGCCGCCGTGCTTGACCCTGCCGGGGTGCGCGGGGGTGCTGCCGCCGGTTGCCTTCCAATCGCCCGACAGCGTCTCGCACATCGTCGCCATGCGTTCAAACGTCTTCTGCGCGAGCCGACCGTCCGGTGCCACCGAGCTGAACTCCAGGCGGGTGGACGGGTCGCGCATCGCCGAGCAGATGAGGGAGGCCATGAACTCGGTCTTGCCGTTGCCGCGACCAACGACGAGCAGCAGCACCTTCGTCGCCGGTGCGTCCGTCTTCACGCCGTCCACGACCCGCCGCCGGGCAAGCAGCACCATCGCAGCCATGCACTGCCACGGCATCCATACGAGCGGCTGCCCGGCTCCGGCCTCCGCGCCCTGGCCGCACACCAGGGCGAACTGCCGCGCGTCCTCTGCCGCCTGGTCGTTCCACCAAACGCCGTGGGCCTTCGGGTCGGTTCGCTCGAGCAAGAACCGGCGGCAGGAGTCAACGATCCGCGCATTCGCGACCGTGGACCCCTCCACCACCGACCGGGCGTAACTCTCGGCAAGGACCGCGCACTCGGGCGGCTTGCCCTTGCGAGGTCGCCGTAGGTCAGTTTTGGAGGTCCCCACACCGCGGTGCCCCCTAGGCCTCCCCCCCCTCGGGGGTACCGGGGGGGTGCCGATGTCATCATGATCGCTCACGATGCCCTCTCGTTCGCGGATTTTCGCGCATGGCAGTCATGGCACAAGGATTGGAGATTCGTCCAATCGTCGGTGCCACCTTTGTGCAGCGGGACGATGTGATCAGTCTCTAGATTCGCAATAGCACCGCACGCCGCACACTGCGGGTGGACCGCCTTATGGTGCTTGGCCGTGCGGGTCCATGTACCACCACGACTGCGGATGCTGTTGGTCAGGCTTGCGGCTTTGCCGAGGTTGCCCTGGTAGACCCATCTGCGAGGCATCGCTCCACCTCCTCCATGAATGCGGTATCCCTCGCCGGATTCCATGCGAGGATCCATTTCCCACGATCCTGCCGACAAACGACCACCGGGAGCTTCCCGGTCGCTTCTGCGTCCCTGACCGCCTGGCGGTGCCAGTCCTCCAGGCTTGCGTTCCGCTTGGCGACATGGGCCACGATGACCTTCCAATCGATGACCTCGTGGAGTTCATGCAGGAAGCACGCGAACAGGTCGCCGGTGATCACCAACCGGTGCTTCCGGATGCTGTTCTCGAGGTAGGTCAAGCCCGAGGCGTAGTGCTTCACCTCCCAGTGGATGCCGCACTCGCCCTGGACGGGTTCGATGTCCGCCGTACCGGCCTTGCCGCAGTGCTGCGCCGTCCTACGGAATTCCATGCCCAACGCCTTGCCGATGGCCTTGGCGGCCTCCAGTTCAGCCCGTGCGCCCTTGGAGCGGGAATTGATCATCGGCGGTCCTCCACGACCGGATGCTGCCCGTCCGTGACGATCACGCCGCCGCCACGTTCGCGCCGCCGGTGGTAGTAGTCGGTGTCGAACCCGCCACCGAGCCGGGCAAGCAGACGCTGAAGGTCGCGCAGCTCCTCCAGGATCGCGTGCCAACGGTCCCGCAGCCGAGTCAGGTCAGTGTCGGCGGGGTGGCACTTCAGTGCCGCCTCCACCTCGGCGCGGTTCGCCAAAACGGTGCGGATTTCGGCTTCAACTCGCGCAATAGTGCCGCCAGTGCCGCTAGTGCCGCCATTTTCGGAAACTCTTTCAGATCCCATAGGGTATATCTCTCTCTAGTTTCTAAAAAAGGTGGCACTAGTGGCACTAACGAACGTAAGTGCTTGATTTCCAAGGGTCCAATCAGTGCCACCCGAGTTGTGTCCAGTGCCGCTCAACCGGCACTCCATGCCTCGGGAACGCGCAACCCGACCACCTCGCGCTTCCCGTTGGCACGCCGGTACCGGATCACCTCCCGACCGACGAGGTCGTTGCGGAGGTTCTGCCACGACTTCGGCTTCCGGCCTCGGTCCTCGCAGTAGCGGCGGTAGTCGCCCCAAATCGTGGTCGGCGAACAGGTCCAGTTCCAATCCTGCTCGGTGTTCTCGCTCAACCACTCCCCGACCGTGTCCACCTCGTCCAGGTACTCCGAGGTCGATGCCCGGACGGCATCCGGCATGGTCGCCATCAGGTCGCCGCCGTAGAGGTCATTCAGGGCGACTAGCCCCGCCTGGCACCATCCGAGGATGTTGGCCGCATCGGCCCGGAGCTGCGCGGCAAGGTCCAGTTCGCGCCGCTTGGGGACGGCGTTGAACCCGACCACCGCCAGGCGGCGGGTGATGCTGCTATCCACCTTCGACAGGTGCGGCGGGTCGTTCGCCACCACGAGGATGGAATGGGATGGGTTGAAGCAGAACGGCCTCCCGTAGGGGTGCCGGGCGTGGATGGTGTCGCCGCCGGTGAGGCTCTTCATCTGCGGGGCGTTCCAGTACTCGCCCTCGGGTGTCTCGTTGACGATCCCGAGCCGCTTGCCCTTCAGCGTGGCCTTCCAGTACGGCCCGTCCGCCCCTCCGCGCCCGACGATGATGTCGGACGGGATGGTGCATCCGTAGTCGCCGAGGGCGTACATCAGTGCCTCGGCGAACTTGCTCTTGCCCGTGCCGCCCTTGCCGTAGCAGAACAGGAGGCAAGCCTGGTCGGCGCGACCGGCAAGGACCGACCCGGCCCAAAGCTGCAGCCATAGCCGGGTCGGCTCGTCCGGGACGGCCTCGGCGATGAACGTGTCCCACCGGCCCGTGCCGGTGTAGGACGGCACCGCCGCGGTGGACATGGTGATCGGCCACGGAACGGTGACATCCATGCCGGAGTGCGTGGTGAGGTCGATGGGGCCGAGCGGCGTGCCGAGGACGTTGGGCATGGCATCGAACTCGGCGATGGATCGCCGGATGGTGTCATCCGACTTCGCCCAGGTCAACGCCTCCCGCACGAACCGCCCCGGCAGACGGTCAGGCTCGTCTGCCAGGGCGATGTCGGTCGCGATCCGCTCGGCCATGCCGCCGTCCGGCTTCCAAACGAACTGGAGCGGGTCGTGCATCCACCAGGCGGCGGCCTCCTCCACCCACGCGATCCTGCTCTCGCGGAGGCCGCCAACGACCTTGCCGAACTTCTCGCGGATGCTCACTTGCCGACCTCCTTCAAGTATTCCCACCCGCGCTTCTTGATCTCCTCCGTCAATTCAGCCCACGAACACCGCTCCTTTACCCACAGCAGAATCTCCCGCCTCGCCTCGTCGCGCTCGGCAATGAGGCGTTCGATGGCATCTGCGGCTTCGCGCAGGATCGCCGGCTGCGTGACCTTCATCGAGCCGTCCCAGTCATCGGCTGGCTGGCTGCAACCGCATGAACAACGCCAGTAGTTTCCCTTGTCCTTGAGCGGCTGGCCGCATTGCCATCCAAACCCGTCAATCGATCTGAGCCGTTCGACAATGTCCCTCATTTTGGGTCCTCCATTCTGCCACATCTCCCAATCTTGCAAACTGTCACCACCTGCGCCACAGGCCCAGCACTTCCAAATCCATTCATCATTGAAACGGCACACGACAATCGTGTCGCTTGAACTACCGCCAACGTGGAACGGACAAATGGCTTTGAACCAGTCTTCATCCGGCACCAATTCAATTCCAGCTGATCGCAATTCTTGTGGAAGGCTCATATAATCCTCCTTGATCGTTGCGCCGCGCCCGGTGCAATTCCGGTCGAACCGGGCGCGGCGCGTGATGTCCTGACCAACGCGGTCAGAACGGGATTTGCTCACCGGTGCCGTGCGGGGCAGCGGCCTCGAGGAAATCCTTGATGGTGTGTTCCGGCCCGTACTTGCCATCCTTAAGGGCGCAGCGGAACTCGTACGTCTTGCCCTCCACGATCATCGCCACGCCTGGGAGGTCGCCCCAACCGGTCAACTTCGGGCCGTCCTCCAGTTGGATCTTGTAGACGAACCCGCCCTTCGGCAGGGCGTTCTCGTAGACCTTGGCGACCGTGCCGACGATGGTGACGAGGTCGCCGCTCGGCTTGCGTCCGGTCGGCTTCTTCTCGCCGGTGATCGCGCTCTCCACGCCTTGGCGGCGGCGGACGGCCTCCACGCGCTCGGCCAGTTCCGCGTCCGGAATCTCGCGCTTCGCCACCGGCTCGGCGGCGGTGTTGCCGTCATCGTCATCGTCACCGACCACACCGGCTACCGCGGACAGCTGCGCCCGGCGGAAGTAGGTCGCCATCGCCATCGCGTGCTGCGGGTTGGGCGGCAGCGGCACCCGCGCTACGTCGATGATCGACTCGCCCGACTCGTGGACGAGGCTCGTCTGAACGTGGAGCAGCCCGTCAGACGCGCCGAATCCCTGCAGGACGGCGATGCCGTGCTTCGCGTAGATCGGGCGGACGGTGTCGAGCAGGGAGCCGAGACTCGCGTACTTGGACGGCTCACCGCCCTGGCGGAACGCGTTGTTGACTCGGTCGAACTTCGGGTGGCGCATCTCCTTGGCAACGGCCACCAGTGCCTTCGCGAACTCGGGGGTGATCATGCTCTCTCCTCGTAACGGGGTGAAACGGACAATGCCGCGTCCAGGATCCGCTCCAACTGGGCGCGGATCGTGCGGCCTTCGGCAATCGCGACCCTCGCGATTGCCTGGTAGTGACGGTCGGACACGCGAACCGTCTGCGCCCCCTCGGCGTGGACGTAGCGTTTCCGGTTCCTGACTTCGCCTTCCATGCGAATCCTCCTAGGGTGTCGGGAAGTGACACCGAGGGAAGATATCGACACCCCCACCCTCCGAGGATCACAAATTCCCGAGTTTGCCCAAAATCCTCTTCATCCATCCCGGCGTGGCGGCGTTCAACGCCTCCTTGCGCTTCAGGCATCCGCCGCACGGCTTCACGCCGACCGCTTTGGTACCGGCTTCGATCAGCGTCCCGATGCCGCGACTAGTGCCACTGGCGGCACCAGTGCGCGACTTGCGGCATGGAGCCGGTACGAGTTCGCCGTCCACGACATGGAAGCAGCGTGTCTGCTGCTCCCCGTTGTGGGTGTACAGGACGGTTACAGTAGCCGGACGAGGTTGATGGTCGCGGGGGGTTTCCATATGGTCGGCGGCACGGGATAGGTGCCGTATGCGGAGGCGCAGACGGTGCCGCCGGGAATCGTGCAGTACGGCTCGTTCAATCCTGCCTTCGTTGGGAAGGCGGGCGGGTACTCGCACCGAGCGAGGTAATAGGCACCCTGCGCGTAGTAGTTCCCGGCTGTCGGCTTCTTGATGTACCAGCACCGCCACTGCTGCGTCACCGAAAGCGTGTTCGTGTTTAGGAACTCGCACTCGTTTGATGCGTTCAGTTGGTACCGGGGATAGGTGAAGGTGTCGGTGAAGGTGTAGTCCACCTGAATCACGGTGACGTTCGTCGTGAAGTTTGACGGCGAGCTGCCGCCGACAAAGCAGAACGGGAAATCCCACCGCCGACAGGCCTGGATGCTGTTGATGCGAACCGCGCCTTCCTGGTCGTTCAGGATGTCGGGCAGGGAACCGGGCGGGGCGGTCGCCTCGTCGGTGTAGATGTCGCGGCAACCGGTCCAAATGACGGTGTGGTCGCCCGCGTCATACGGGCCGGGATCGTCCTTGATTCCCTCGCAGTCGTAGATGACGCAAACGATGTCTTGGTTTGTAACGGCCTTCCGGCGGTACTCAATGCGACCGCAACCGCCTTGACCGCAGCTCGTCTCGGTGTCCTCGTCCGTGAGGATCCCGGTGCCCGCGCTGTCGGCCTTGATGAAGCCTTCCTGAATCTGCACCCTGTACTGGGGCGCAGGATCGCCGGTCGGACAATCCTGGCAAGGAAGGTCCGTGGGTTCGATGACGGCGCAGCAGCACCGCCGAACGGTCACTTGCCGCTCTTGCGCTTGCAGTAGATGAATCCGGCGACCATGCCGATCATGCCGAGCATGACGGCAAACCAAAGGGAGCCGAGGAACGATTCAACGCTTGCGAGCATGGGGTACCTTTCGGTGCTTGTTGCGGGAGAACGTATAGCCGTAGGTGCATCCGGCAAAGAACGTGATGCCCATCAAGGCCGCGAACCAAACGGTGAGTTGCCAAGTCTGCATCTAGAACCTCGTCTTAATGGCGTAGGCGATGCCCACGGCAGCTGCCGCCAGGGCGATGTAGGAACCATACCGGAGGCTTGCCACGAACGGGTTCTCGTCATCGCTGACGTAGCCGATGTGTTCGTGGACGGATGCCGCCGCCGCCTCCACCGTATCGATGTGCCGCTGCGCCTCCGACAGGTGCGACCGCGCCGACACCGCCGCCGCCCGGACATCGTTGGCAGACGAGGCAATCTGCGCCGTATGCGAGGCGCAGCCGGTGAGGAGGAGGACGGCGGCAATGCGCTTCAATCGAAGAACCTCCGGTACGGCACGGTCGGCGGCGGGTCCACCAGGGGAAGGTCGGCGAGCTGCGCCTGGGACAGCGGCTCGGCCACGCGGAGGTTTGCGTGGAAGCGAGGGTCGCCGGGGCGAATCACCACGTTTTCCTCGTCGATGACGGGAGGGATCACGCCGATTCGGTCAAGCGTGACACCCGTGACGGGCAGCACCATGACCTCACCGTCCTTGTCGGTGCGTTCCTCGGCAAGCCCTGCGGCGATGAGGGCATCGTCCAGGTCGGATTCGGTGGTTGATCGGAGTAGGTAGTCCATATCAGGTCGTGATGGATTGGAGGGTTGCGTCCGACAGCGTGGTCGGCCAGTACTTCACGCGCTTGATCGTCCCGCACGGGTAGTGCGCTCCGTAACCCGGGCGACCTCCGATGGTGAGGATGGTCGGAGTCGCGGTCGCGCTCATGCTTGTAGTCCCGGACGCGGCGACAGATCCGCCGTTGATGCATCCACGAACCTCGCCGGAGGGAAGCGATGCGTTCAGGCTCCACGCAGCCCTGAAATTCGTGTTGATCGTCATTGCCGGACTGATTGTCGCAAGAGCGGTGTTGGGTCCGTCCTGCGCGGTCGGGTACATCGTCGCGCCATAGGCAAACGCTCCGAATGCTTCGACGGCTCCCGATGCAGTGCAGAAAGCGGTACGCATCGTCGAGAAACTGGTCGCGCGGAACTGGCTGAACTGCCCTTCGTACAGCATGGAGCCATTCGTTGTGCTGTAATTGAGAGCAGCAATGTTTCCCATCTCGCAATAGTCGGACGCCCTGCTCCCCTGACTTGCCCCGCTCGGGATGTACGAACTGCTGCCGGTTCCGGCCTCAAGTTGTGCGCCCCAAATCGACGTTCCGGCACCGGTCGCGACCCTGAATCCGACGCGCTGGTTCGCGTTGGTCGCGGTCGCCGTGTAGCGCACCCAGTTCGCGGTAATGGTCACGGCGGTCCATGTACTGCCGTTGTCGAGCGTGTACTCGACCGTGCCGCCGCCGCTGCGCCTTGCCCAGAACGAGAGGGTGCGGCTTGCGATGCTGCCGACCGCCGCCGTCTGAATCACCGTACCGGGTGTGCCGGTGGCGACGAAATTGACCGCAGCATTGGCTGTACCGTCCGGAGCCGTGTCGTTTCCACGGCTGAGGCTTGCGGAGTCAGCCCAGAACGGCTCGGCGGCGACCGCGGTCAGCCGGAACGTTTCGCTGTGGTAGACGAGATTCGTCGCGCTGCCCTCGATGAGGATGCCCCTGGGGTTGCCGTTCGGGTCGTATTCGAATCTCGGATTCCCCGCAGTCGCCGTCGCCACCAGGCCGTTCGCGTTGATGAACGTGCCGCTCGTGGAGCGCGAGAAGGTC